TCTACACGATCATGTTCGATCTGTGTTAGATGATAGTGTTGTCCAGATTGTCCACCTTGAAGGCCATCCAAAGATTCGTGTTGACCAGTGAATTGATCACCAATGTACGGACCAAGAACGACGAACGAATCTCCCACAGAAGGGAGAAACTCCAAAGGTGTGGACCATCCAGCTGATCCAGGTACTAGAGTGGACAGATGACGACAAATGCCTCGTTGAGAACCATCTGTAAACTGAACAACCAAATCAGTCGCAGCGCCAAAATAGACCAGATCCTGCAGTGCAGAACTATCCAGTCCATTAGCGCCAACAGCAGAAATCGTACCTTGGAACCAGGTTCTCGGTTTCGCACTGAACGACCACTTGCCGCTCAGATCAGAGAACGCGAGATAAGCAGATTTGTAGTCTCCATTCCCATAGATTACATAGACGTTGTTCGTATCAAACGCTGGTGGAGGAAGAACGTCTGGAGAAGGCAGTCGGGGAAAGAAATTTCGGGTGAAGCTGGACACCACTTCCCAGCTGGCGAATCTCTGTCCCGACAGAAGGTCCAAAAACACGTCTACTCTGTACTGAGCACCAGATGTGTCGTTGACTTTCGTCACTGGAACAACAGATGCTCCAACACCCAGCAGAGTAGACCCCGCCCACAGTGCAATCTCACCAAAGGTGAAAGGACCGACGTTGGCAGGTAAGAAAGTCGTAAACCGAAGAGTGTTCGGGTCCGTTGCTACTGGACTGAACACTGCGTTCGATTGATAGACCTTCGTTCCAGTGAGACCTGCAGGTTCATTCGCTGGAACGTAATCGTAAGCATCTCCGTACTCTACTTTGGTGACTTCGAGTGCTAGACCCTGAGTGTTGATTAGAGCGCGACCAGCAGTCGTTAGCTGAAAAATCATGTCGCTTCCTTATGAGCTATGCTGTGTAGATGATCAGAACGTGCTGGTTCCAAGGATTGCTCCGCTGTAGTAATCGAAAGCTGGAGTAGAAATCAATGAAGTCAATGGTCTGCGTGCTGACATAGAGATGTTTACTGAACCTGGATCAGGAAAGCTGTATGGCGATCCACTAACCGAAAGAGTGAGTTTGAAAGTCATCACACCAGAACCAGAGATTTGGCCTGCTAACGTGTATGTCGCAGTCGACGACAAGGAAGAGATCAAATAGCTATGAGTGTACAAAGTTCGAAGTACACCGTCCATGCTCAACAGACCGAACGCAGATGGAGTTCCCACTCCGTTAGAGCTGTAGGTTGTTCCTCTGTCAACGACCACCGAACCGATTTGTTGGAACAGAGTGTGCCATCCAGCGAAGAATGCGGTTTCTGATCCAGACGTTCCAGTGATCGTTAATGCCCCACCTGCATTAGCGATGCCAATACGACGGTTTTCACTTGGCTGGGACACAGTGAAGTCCAGAACAACGTTTGTCAACCAAGGAGCCGTTCTTGAACGAGACAATGATGATATGACGGAGGTTTCCAACCAAGACAACGCAATGCTATTTCGCGTAGTATCCAACGTCGACGTGACCGTATCGTATATGCTCTGGAACTGACGAGTCAATGTACTTAATCCTGCACCACCACTTCCCTCTGGATAGTAGATCCACAGATTGTCTAGAATCTTGCTGATCTGTGCAGTAGTGTAGTTCTGCAATCGCATCAGAGAACGTAGCTTGTTAGCGAACGTTGTCCAATCAGTAAGAGTTGGTTGAGTGGTCAGAGTCGGAAGTGGTGTTTGATCTATCCCAGCGTTCGTGCTGGAATACACGCCTGATGGAGTGGACCAGAAACGATTGAAATCAGCTGTCAGTGTGTTATAATCGCTAAGTCCTGCGATTCGTACACCTTCAGACCCGAACAGTCCGTCATCCTTCCAAACAGTGACAGTCCCCGTAGGCGTATACGCTAAGTCCGGTGTCCAAGTCACGCGATCTACGCTCGTTTGGCTAGTGATTCTTCTGATATCACCAGTCGAGAATTTGATCAAGTATCGACTGTCTGTTTGCGGGAGTGCGAAGTATTGAGCAGCTAGACCTGGATTGATCAACGTGTTCACCGTTGCCGAAGCTCCAGTATCTGTGGTCGCGCCCTCGAAGACCTTATGGTATCCAAGGATCGCCCACTCGAGATCGGCATCCCTAACTACGACAATACTATCGCCACTGGAATTTGATTCATGAACGATAACCGCGTTCGCGTCGTTCAGCTGGTCCAAGGGTGGGAACAGAGCAGTCCACGAAGGAACCTCCAACATCGCCATTGGGCTGGAGACTTCCACGATACAGATCGCGGGTGCTTGCTGCAGTTTCAGTCTGGCATGGACGCGATAGCGATTTCCTGCCTGTGTACCAACAGCACGAATCTTCTCNTGCAACTGTGAGAAAACACAGATTGCCAAGAGAACGTTTCCATTGTCGTAGAGTCCAATTTCACCGAAACCGAAATCTCCGACATTGATTGGAACAGACAGAACCACATCCAATGTGTTTGCNTCTACGACTGTGTAAGTAGCAGCCGTTCCTGTATAAAGTGTCGATCCCTGTAACGCTGTCTGTGACCTCGTCGGGTTGTATCCAACACCTGAACCAAGACGAAAACTCTGGATGTGAATGAATGGGCCATCGGGTGTTGCAACAGACGAGGCGGCCAGTCCTGCGTCAGTCCATAGAAATCCGGAATTTGACATAGAGTTCTCAGTTTTGTCGTATCAAATTAAACTCTTTGGGAGATTTCGGTTGCGTGACACTAAAGACTTTCAATCGTCATTCTCACATCCACAAGAGGATAAGTCACAACAATGTTTGACAACTCACTGGAATCTATCGAGTGAATGTTCAACGCACCTTCCATTTGAATGGATTCCAACACCAGATTAAAGTTGGCAATCGTNTAGAACAAATTGACNANCTTATNGAATGTTGGAGCCTCGAATTTGAAAGGATCGAAATCCACCTGCACATGGGTTGTTGGAAACCACGTCCCTCCTTCCCACACAGGAGTCCCAATACCCGCGTCACCTTCTGGCAGCATTGATCCGTAGGTGTTCCAGTCTGTTTGGTCATCTGTCGTGGACCACAGATTAATTATTCGACAGGCAGCGTTCAACACGAATCCAAGGAAATCAATGAAATTAGGTTTTCCTTTGGAATACCAATAGAGTGCGATGTTTCGCACAATACGNTGGTAATCTTCNTCTGCAATCAGGTTCGTTTCTCGAAAGTCGAATCCCAACTGTTTCGCTTGTTTAATCAGAATCTCTTTCTCTGGAAGCTCGAAATCTGTCGCCGATAAGAGTTCACCATTGCTCACCTTGTCGAAAGCACTTGAGGTCTGCAGATACAGGAAACGCAGTGTCGACAACCACTCTGTTGGATCATCAACATTGGAAGCGAAGACATTGTCAATGATCTTCACCATGTCGTCAAAGAACGGTACACCCTCCAGATACGGAGGCAATAACACTGAACGATCTAACATTATTANCTCCGGATATTACGNTTTGTGTANTGCATAACGATGTTCGTTCCGGACAGATTTGGATAGAACGTCGCGATCGTGCTTTCAGCTGGAACTGGTGGAGTTGGTGACACTGATCCGGTATCTGTGTATGTGACAGTAGGAGAGGTCAACGTGGTTATGAATCCCAAATTAGATCCTGTCACACGTCCGTACAAAGAGTAAGACGCTGCNTTAGGAACTGCAGACCAATCCACCTTGANGCTGGAATTCGCCTGTGTNGTNGTGATAGATGACCAATTCGCNGGAGCNCTTGATCCNCCAAGAGTGGANGTNACTGANANNCCNTAGTCATACGTTCCGATCGGGAGAGTTCCACCACCCAGGACCTCNGTTAGCACAGGAGCACTCACGTTCAATGACGACAAGACTAGATCAGATGTAGGGTTCGTGAGTTGAACGTATTCCACATTAGAGTCAGCCTCCTGTATCGTTGTTATCACGTCAGACATGTATATGTCCAAACCTAGTGATCCTTGACGAAGAGAAAACAGATCTGTTAACGCTGCTTCTATCTTCGCTTTGACGTTCGGAAGATTCGCGAATGTCTTACAACTGACTATTGCTCCGATCGTAAC